TCACCGTTCGGGCGCGCTCGGCCTCGATCACGAAGGGACTCGGCGAGCGCATCGAACGGAGCTGGCACGGCGAGACGATCGGCGCGATCGTGCGCAAGATCGCCGGCAAGCACGGACTCAAGCCGGCTATCGCCGACGCCCTGGCGAAAATCGCGATCGCGCATATCGACCAGACGCACGAGAGCGATATGTCGTTTCTCACGCGCCTCGCGAAGCGTTACGACGCCGTGATGAATGTGAAAGACACGCACTTGCTATTCATGCCGATCGGACACGGCACGACCGCGAGCGGCACGAAACTCAACTCGATCGAGCTGACGAGAAAGGAAGGCGACCAACATCGTTTCCACGTCGCCGAGCGCGAGAACTATGCCGGCGTGAAAGCGCACTATCACGCGACCGGCCGCGCCAAGCGCAAGGCTGTCGTCGTCGGGGGCGAAGATAACCACAACATCAAGGTTTTGCCCGAGACGTATGCGACCGAAGCCGAGGCGCGCGCGGCGGCGACGGCCGAACTCAATCGCACGAAGCGAAGCCAAGCGACGATGGATTACACGCTCGCCCTCGGGCGCCCTGATCTGTACCCGGAGATCCCGGTTTATCTCAACGGGTTCGGCAAGCCTGAAATCGACGATGCCTCATGGCTGGCGAAGAAAGTAAAGCACTCGATCGCCGATGGCGGATTCACGACCGCGCTCGAACTCGAAACGCGCGACGATCCGACAAGCGAACGGCACCGCTCACACTTTCGCAAGGGCGGCGGATAGCCGGCGCCAGGCGTTCGCAAAACGACACATTTCGGAACGGTTCGGACTTTGGGCGCCTGGCGCCCTTTTTTTCGCCCTGCCGTGTTCCGAAACCTAGTACACTTTTCTATGTACCGAAAACCCCCGCCTAGCGGGTTTGTGAACATAACGAAAACCACATGCAAAAACACCTTGTTCTCATGGCGTGCTCGGCAACGAAGGGCGCGACGCCGGCGCCGGCGTTCGAGCTGTATCGCGGCGTCATGTATTCGACGTTTCGCGCCAATGCGCCGGCGACGCGGCCGGCCGTCGTGATCCTGTCGGCGAAACATGGCTTTCTGCCGGCCGACCAGGTTATCGAACCCTATGAGCTGCGCATGAGCGACGCACGCGCCGACGAAATGCTCGGCGAGCTGCCCGACTTTGATTCGATCGAATGGCCCTCGGAACTAAGCGCGATCTTTCTCGCCGGCGGCAAGACGTATCAACGCGTGATGCGCGCGGCGATCGAGCGGCGCATCGAACTCGGCTTGCTCTCGCGCGACGTGACGATCGAGCGCACGGCCGGCGGCATCGGCTATCAACGCGCGCAGCTCGGCGCGTATCTGCGTTCGATGGGGGCGTGCCATGCGTGATCCCGCTGACAAGGCAACGCTCGATCTCGTGTCGGGCGGCATGCGTATCGGTTACGCCCGCGTATCGACCATTGATCAAAACCTCGACATGCAACGCGACGCACTGGCGCGCGCTGGATGCGCCCAGGTGTACGAAGAAAAAGCGAGCGGGAAGAAAGCGGCCGGCCGCGTCGAGCTGGCAAACATGCTCAAGGCATTGCGCAAGGGCGACACGTTGATCGTGTGGCGCCTCGATCGACTCGGCCGATCACTCGGCGACCTGGTGCGTATCGTCGAGGAACTTGCCGAGCGTGGCGTCGGGTTCGAGAGCTTGTCGGAAAGGATCGACACGAGCACCGCGCAAGGGCGCATGTTTTTCGGGTTCATTGCGGCGATGGCGCAATATCAACGCGACGTGATAAGCGAGAACACGAGCGCCGGCTTGAAAGCGGCTCGCGCACGCGGGCGCATGGGCGGGCGCCCTTCTGCCCTCGACGACAAGGCGATCGCCGAAATTCGCGTGCTGATGCAAGACGGCTCGATCCCGCTGAAAGACATTGCCGCTCGATACAACGTAGGCCGAACGACTCTTTACAACACGATCAAGCGAGCGGAGAAAAAAGAGCTTGAGACGGCAAGTAAGAAGCCTAGCGCACACGGCGGAAGTGCGCGAAGCAATACCCGATGAAATCAACGGCGTCGGCCTCGTCGGCGCATATCACCTCGGCCGCATACGCGGGGTTATCGCAAAGCATATGCAGCGCGCCCCCGTGCATGCGTTGAACACGCCGTAATCGGATGCTCTCGCCGACCCTCACGACAAACACGCCGTCAACATCACGCGGCCGTCGATCGACGAGCACGACCTCACCATCTGCGAACGTCGGCGACATTGGATTGCCCGTGATCCGCATGGCGATCGTGTCGTCGATGCTTACCCCCTCACCCTCAAGCCACGCCCTCGGCACGCGCATCGCCAATTGCGCGACCTCGCTCTCGATGAAGCTCGGCATATCGAACGCCGGAAACTCGACGTAAGCCTCGGCAGAAATGGGGACGCTGCCAGGATTCAGGATCAATTCCGGTTCCTCAATGCCTGGGGTTCCCCGCCCTAGCAAAAGCCAGTCAAGACTTACTCCATGTTTGTCTGCCAACGCCAAGCACTCGGCAAAGGGCACGCGCTCTCGAATTTTCCAGACGGCCGGTTGACTGCGCGACGCACCGATCACCTCGGCTAATTCAACGTCTTTCGAAACGCCCGCTACCTCTTTCATTCTGTCAATGATTTCCTGAATAAGCACCTTTTTCTCTCTCATTTCGGGCGATGAATATTTCATTAAATTATGTGCGTTAGGCAACGGTAAGACATATAATTACACCTGGTAACACATAGCGACAACTTGTTACAAAGTGAAAACAGATATGCCAACTTTCAACTTGAACCAACCGGCGGCGAAACGCGTACCGATCCCTATGAGCGGCGACGAGATCGGCACGTTGCAAGCCCTGGCTAAAGAGAACGCGCGTAGCGCGGCCTCGATGGCCCGGATTATCTATCTCGAAGGTTTGAAAGCGTACGCGTTGAACAATAAAAAACGTGTGCGTCGATAAAGAGCAAATGCCGTGCGGGAATAAGGCCGGGGGCGGAATCCTTAGACCGAGCGGGGAAAAAGAACCATGCGAATCACTCTGAGCTGTCCGCATTGCCGTAGTCGCGTCATTGCACGCACGTCGCGAGAGCTGACGACAACGATGCGAGAGATCGTTTTCGTCTGCGTCGATTACACATGCGGACATACCTTTGTTGCGAATCTTGAAGCCGTGCGAACGCTCTCGCCGAGTGCCAAGCCGAATCCGGCGATCGGCTTGCCGATATCGAAGCACGTTCGAGATCGCGTAATGCAGCAACTTCAATTGCTGGACTGAATGACCGAACCGAAAGGGGACCAAAGCATGAACCTCGACAACACCTTGCATTACCTCGCACTCGCCTTTCTGGCAAAGCACCAGGGCGAACACCTCGAACACGATCGCACGTTGCTCGTCGAGCGTTGCGTCGCGCATCTGATCGAAACTGAAATGGTTTCGAGCCGTGAGGCGGAAGTCGCCACGCTGCAAGCACTCGGCGAGCACGAGTCGAAGCGCTGCAAGGCTTATGTCGATGTTTCGCTCACCACGTCTTACGCCGTTTTTATCCGTGATCCTAAAAACGGCCGTGTGCGCGTTTTCACCGTCGCCGAATTGATCGAGCTGGCGAAAACACCGGCCCTGTCGAGCTTGCCTGTTCCGAGCACGCGACGCATGTTCGCGAACGGCCTCGGCGACGCCCCCGACGCGCAGCTCGCGCACTAACACCCCCGCACAAATTGAACACCTGGCCGCGCTCGCAAGAGCTGCGGCGGGGAAAACTCACGCCCGCGAACGGCGAAAGACTGAATAAAAAATGGCCTCAATTGACGAACTAAAACGCCTTATTGACCTGCACGATCTGGCCGATCGGCTCGGCATCAAGAAAGGCAAAGGCGGCGAGAAGGCGAACTACCATTCGCCCCATAGCGCCGACAAAAACCCCTCGCTCTCGATCTTTCCCCCGCTGCCCGATCGCGGCACCGGCTGGAAAGATCATTCCGCCAACAAGGGCGGCTCGTGCATCGACCTGGTGATTCATGTGCAAGGCTGCGACGTCGCCGAGGCAATGCGTTACCTGCACGACGCCTACAGCATCCCCCGCGATCGCATCGACGCGCCGGCCGAGCAACGCCCGAAAACGGCCGTCGATTACATCGGCGAGCGCGCGATCGAGCACCGCGAAAAGGCCCGCGCCTATCTCACCGGGCGCGGCATCACCGACGCGGCGATCGACCGGGCGATGAAATGCAAGACGCTCGGCTTTAACGACTGGACAAGCCCGAAGAAGCCCGCCGGCGAAGTCGGGCACGGCGGCCCCGCTGTTGTGTTTCTCGTCCGTGATATGAACGGCGCGCAGCTCGTCGCCGTTGACATGCGCTATCTCGACCCGGCGATCAATGGCGGCGTCAAGACGCAGACCCAGGGCGAGAAAGACGGGTTCGGATGGACGGCCGACCCGCGCAAGCTGCGAGACGCCGAGCGCGTCGTTGTCGTCGAGAGCGCGATCAATGCGCTCTCGATCGACTCGTGCGAAATGCCACGCACGGCCGCCTATGCGATCCGAGGCGTCGGCAACGTCCACAACATCGACTTTTCGTTTCTGCGCGGAAAGCAAGTCGTAATCTGCATGGATAACGACGACGTGAATGATCGCGGCGATCGACCCGGCCCCGACGCTGCCTGTGCGCTGTATGAGCGGCTTACCGCGTTGAACATCGCGGCGATTCTCGTCGATCAAGGCGACTGGATTCGCGACCTCGCTGACGGCGCGACGAAGAAAACCGAGTCGATCAACGATGCAAACGACTATCTGCAATTGCGCGGCGCCGACGAGCTGCGCAAGGCGATCAATCATTACGAGGAGTGGATCATTGCCGGCTTGCCTGGCGAAGCAAAGGCGCATCGCGGCCCCGCTCGCGTATGGCTGCCCGAGCAAGACTTTCGCCAGTATTGGCGCTATCGCACGCGCCTCGACTTTCTAAGCTACCTCGCAAAAGCCGGCGACGGCGAAGAAGAAAAGCCGACTTTCGTTGACGTCGCCGGCTTTCGCGTGGCATCGCTGAGTCGCGTGTCTGTCGCCAGTGCGGCGGCGACGATGACCGGCGACCCCGACAACGCGCCGACACCGTATTTCGCCGTGACCGTGCAGACACCTCGCCACGGCGCCGACCTCACGCGCGCCGTGCTCCAGGATAAGCAAGTGCATAACCTGGCCGTGTGGCAACAATTCGGCCCGATATGGGAGCCGAAACGGTTCTCGCGCATGCTCTCGATTCTCGAACGCACGGCACACCTCGGCGCACGCAGCGCCGCGAATTTCGTCGGCCTGGCCTGGCGCGATGGCCGGCTCGTCGTCAACGAAGGCCCGGACTGCTATTTCACGAACGCCGAGCAACAATGCCCGTATAGCGATCTGACTTTCACGAGCGGCCCCGTGTCTGACGCGGCCCGCGTGCTCTCGAAATATCAGGAGACGTTCAAGCAAAACGCGGCCTCGATCGCGCTCGTGTGGGGATTGGGCGGGCACTTGAAAGCCCTGCTAGGGTTCTGGCCGCACATGATGATGCAAGCCGATAAGAGCGCCGGCAAATCGACGCTTATCAAGGCGATCGAGCGCACGATCGGCTTTACGATGTTCTCGGGGCAATCGCTGCAAACCGAGTTTCGTTTGCTC